AATCTACCTCCACTATGAGGTATAATTTATTATTCTCGCAAATAATACAAATTCAAGTTCCATGCAATATCAAATTGAAAGCAGGGGATACTATATTGTGTGATTTTGACCCTGTTACTGCTGATAAAAAAGTACAAGGCACAGATCCTGTAATGAGTGGTAAATATTTAATTGCTAACTTATGTCATCATTTCGATCCATTGAGATCTATAACATCAATGACTTTAGTTCGTGACTCATATGGACTATATACTAATAAAAACAAATAATGTCATCCAACTTAGCACAACAATATTTTTCAAAACTATTCATTGCTCAAGTTGTACCGGGCCAAAATCAGCATGTTCTTGGTGCCAAATGGTCTGATGCTCATGGTGATAGGGTAAGATTGAGAATTCCCGGTAAACACCCAAAAGCAAATGAGATTATAGATGATGATTTACCATGGGGGATTGTATCAAAAACAACTTCATCTGGAAATTTAAATAACACTTCATGTGCTCTTTGGGGAGGTGAATGGGTTATTTGCTGTTATATGGACGAATCTGAGCAAATACCAATCGTATTGCATGTTATTGCAAATAACATATCTGAGTATAGTATTAGGGAATCTGAGGATGGAACAACAAATTTTAAGAGAGTTGATAGATTTAATAATGGTTTAACTGTCGGTACTAATCTAATAATGGGCAGTCCCAAAAATAACGCGACAAAATCAATACCCAGAAGACTTTTTGATCAAGCAACGAAAAAACGATGATAAATATTTCGATAGGAGGATATCTTTAAATGGGTTTTGATAGGCAGACTGGTAAAAGTTATTCTTTCTTTGATCCAGAAAAATCAGAAGTTTGGTATAATTCTGTTGCTTTTGCATCTGGTGCTCAATTGTGGTCCGAACCTGTAGCACTACCAGATCCATGTGGTGTCGGATCACTTGGCGCTATTAATACCCAATTGCACATATTTTTTCAAAAGATAAAGGCATTAAAAGCTTGGGGTGAACTTTATATTAATGGAGCAATTAATAAAATTGGTAAAATAACAAGTCTTATAAGAAAGACATCTCAAATTATTTCCGCAATATTAAAATCATTAATTCAAAGATTAAGAGATTATCTTATTGGTAAAATAAGAGCGGGTATTCAAGATTTGATTGATATGCTTTTACCTACGGTAGCAAAAAGCATCAAAAATACAATAATTCAAAAAATTATTGATACTATTTTATGTAAGTTTAAAGATATTATTTCTGATTTAATTCAGATGGTCGGTGACTTTTTGTTTGAACTAATTGGTAAGATTGTTAATGTACCATTTTGTGCAGCACTTCAATGGACTAATGGTTTAATCAATAAGTTAGCATCTGATATTGATAAGGCAATTGGACCTATTTTGGATGCAATCAATGATGTAATAGGAGATGTTTCTAAAGTTGTTGGTAGTATTTTTGAGGCACTAGACTTTATCTTAGGTTTTGAATCATTTCTATGTCAACAACCAAATTGTCCAGAAATTAAAGATTTCAAAACAGATCCTTTCTGGGGTGGTCCAACAAAAAAACAAATAGATGATTTTAAAAATTTCTTACCAGTGCCATCTTCCTCTGAATTGATTAATACTGTGGATGGTTGGACAAAAAATCTTCCTATTTTTGGTGGAACTTTAGGAGAGTTTGATGGAACTATCCCAGATAGTATTACCCAATGTGATACATCTGCATATCGTTGTGGACCACCAAAAATAGAAATATTTGGTGGAGGTGGATTTGGTGCTGCAGGAAATGCAGTTATTGATAAAGTGGGAAGAATAATAGGTGTAGACTTAGTAAATCGTGGTTCTGGTTATAGAACACCACCTTTTGTTAGTATTGTCGATAATTGTCGTAATGGTAATTATGCATCAGCCTATGCCGTTATAGATGATGATGGATTTGTTAATAATATAACAATAGTATCATCTGGTAATGGTTATATACCTTCACCAAATGGAAAAACTGAGTTTGATGATGATGATGATGGTGATGGTGATGGTGATGGTAGTGAAACAACTATTGTTGATTCTATTGGTATAAGAGATTATGTAGTTTGTATTACTGGTTTTGATGTTATTTCAACCGGTATTGGTTATAGTCCAAATGATAATATAAAACTGATACCAGATATACCTGGTTTACAAGCTAATGTAACTATAACAGAATCTGGACAAATATTAAATGTTGACATTACAAGCAAAGTATGCGGTATTACTCAAATACCAACAGTTCAAGTAGATAGTAAAAATGGTTCTGGAGTAAACTTAAAACCAATATATGACATTTTAGAGGTATCTGAAAGTGGCAATATACTTCCTGGTTCTGTACAAACTAATACTTCTTTAGGTGGATTCTGTTCGGTTACCAGTGATTGTCCATCTGGACAAATATGTATTGATGGTAGGTGTAGAAGCATATCATGTAATATAGATTCTGATTGTCCTACTGGTTTTGTATGTTACAATGGCATTTGTGTTGATGAAAATTTATTAAAAAAATCTTTAGAAGTAAATTCTACTGTTATTGATTCAAATTTAATATTCGACACATCAACATCAGAATTTTCTGCTGTCACATCCGCAGGAAAAGTTAACATTATAAGAATTGTAGATTGTGTGGAGTAATTAAATGTCTAATCCGGAATTTATTTTAACAGAAAACATATATGGAACCATCTTTTTTGGTCCTTCTGGAGATCCGACAAGTTCTCCTCCTACACACTATGTCAAATCTTTAAGTAATGGCAATCTAGAACTACATAGTGATAGTGGTAATAAGAGTGAAATTGTTCAGGGTGCATATCACGAAATTATTGAGGGTCAGTTACCAGGTGATGATAGAAAAGAGGCATCCCAAGAAACAGTCACAAGATCTATCACTGCAAAACAAGGAGATATTGCAATCATTGCAGAAGATGGCAATATAAAATTAAAAGCAAAAAATATTTTCATAGAGACTTTGGGGGAAGGGAATGATGGTTCTTTTATGGTTAAATCAAATGAAGCTGTAACTATTGTTGCAGGTGAGCAAATGACTTTAGGTGGTGCAAAAGTATGTGTAACAGCAACAGACTCGATAAATTTGAATTCTGGTGGTATAATATACCTGTTGTGTAAAGATATCAGTAAGGGATCACCTATATCTGGTCTTTTAGGTTCATTTGTTCCTAGTCAATTAACTAGTTTAATCGACGCAATTTCTCAATCTTGTAAGTAATATGGCATTTGACACTTTCGACGTAGGCACTTTAGACGTATTCAATGCTTTTCTAGGCAGTTCATTGGATCTACCTAAAGGATTTTGGAAACCAGGCACTGGTGCAATTTACAATGCATATCTAGGAAAAACATCTATTATTGGTTTTGGTCATGGTTCTGTCAATATTGGCATGAATCCAGATTCACCTTTTGCCATTTATGGTTCACCAGGTAATATTAACCTACACAATGCATCCGTAACCAAATATATTGGTGATTTTAATGTTACAGGTAGGTCTAGTGTAACTGGAGTTGAGTTTAGGACTAATGTGGTTAATGCCCAAATAATGGGGGCAGTTGCATCTTTAATGGGAAAAGAAGTTGATATTGTTGGTAAAAATACCGTTGTTGCTGGAGCAAATGTAACAATCGGTGCTCCAAATCTTACCATCAATGGATTATCATGGGCTGGATATGTTGTTCCAAAACTTGCAGTTGCTGGAAAAGGTTTTGATATTCCACATCCAACAAAATCAGATACTCATAGACTCAGATATATTTGTTTAGAAGGTCCCGAAGTGGGGACATATTTGAGGGGAAAACTTAAAAATTCTAACGTTATCGAACTCCCAGAATACTGGACAGAAAAGTTTATAGATACTGATAGTATTACAGTTAATTTGACTTCGATTGGATTATTCCAAGAATTATATGTTAAAGAAATTGTAGGTACGAAAATTATTGTTGGTAATAATTCTGGCAATGCAATAAATTGCAATTATACAGTATTTGCGGAGAGAATAATGAATGATAAATTGCAAGTAGAATATGAAGGACAATCTCCAGCAGATTATCCCGGAGATAATTCGCAATATTCTCTTGCCGGTTGGGATTATGATAGGAGGTAACTATGTCAGATTCATTTGCAAGATCTATTGAAAATCTAAAGTTAGATGATGAATTTCTTAATAACCACAATTCAGATGTAGTATCTGATATAGAACTACCAAAAAATATTGTTAGTACATCTTTTCAACAATCTGATGACGGTAAATATTTAAAAAATACTGATGAAATAGATGCTAATGTAGAAAAAGATGTAAATCGTCGTCAATCTGAAAACGATATATATGTCCAAGAGGTAAAAGATTTTGAAGATGTTGCTCAGATATCAGATAATAAAATTATAAGCATCTCTACTCAAATTAATGAAAAGAAACAATTAATCATCGATAAGATTGCGGAAGCATCAGGTTATGGTTGTAAAATTGGTATAGGAACTTCTGGAACTCCATCAGCTGCAGTCGTAAATGGTATTGTTCTTGGTAAGACTGATTCTGGTCTTACTACTAGTATAATCACTCAAGATTTTCCATATATTGACAAATATGAAGGTCTCGATGATGTAAATGCAGATGTTCCATTTAAGTCAGACGATAGAGTGCTTTTATCATCAAATAATACTGGTAAAGGTTATGCATCAGGACTTGGAATAAACGAAGGAGGAGTTGTTGGAACATATTATGTTATTGGTATAGGAACAGTTATGCTTGGTGTGGGAACAGCTCAATGTGCTCAATGTACAGCAGAAATAGAACAAGCAGCAGCAGATATTGATGATTTAAGATCACAAATTAATCAGTCTTTAATAGAAGAGACTAATAAAATCAAAGATAGAAAAACTGCCAGTGAAGTATTTGTCTGGGGATATGGTAGTCGTGATTCTAAAATTTCAAGTTCCAAATCCGATAACAAAAATGCAATTGACACATTAAATGGTATGCAATGAATGTAGTGTTCAGATTGTGGACTGTCACAGTTGACACCAGCACTCAAATGCCTTATAATAACAAGGTAAGCAACCAAGTCACCATGCAAGACGAGTTTCTCACACGTTGTGTTGTAGACCCTGCCAAACGCACATTCTACATCTATTCTAGTGAAGGAGACACTAAAGAAATTGTTTGTGATACTGTAGATCAGTTCATGAATGTTCTTGAAGCAATTCGCAATACTTGTCCTGAAGATGCTTTGGTTTATGCAGAACCACTGGAGGTGTAAATGGAGATTTTTACCCTAAAAGAATGGGAAGACAATTTTGACGAACTCTTAGAAAGAGTCGAAAATGGTGAAACCATAGGTATTGTAAGAGAAGATGGTAAGGCAGCAGTAATGATGCCTGCCGATGATGAACTAATACGAATACACACTGAGCAAAATAACGAAGCTCAGTAGTTCATCATCAGCCCGTGAGACTTGGTAGTCAGAGAGGTTTTATAAACCTTTTCCTCCAGATTAGAGGCTTTGAGATGGTTCAAATCCATCCACGGGTATCTGCTTCCTTAGCAATCTGGTGAATGCAGCAAACTCATAATTTGCCTAAGGAGAGTTCGATCCTCTCAGGAAGCACTAAGCGAGTATGGCGGAATCGGTAGACGCACCAGACTTAAAATCTGTTGAGAGCAATCTCGTGGGAGTTCAAGTCTCCCTACTCGCATCATATAATATATAAGACACATGAACAGTGAACGGTATGTCTTATAGGATTACTAAGAAATTCTGTTGGTATGAAGAAGACGAAGAGAGATTTCCAAGAATTGTTCAGATATATTTTTTAAATGGGGTACCTTTTACCTTTGACGACCTTCCCGATGGTCATTTATATGATCAAGACATAGTAGGAGAAGCAAATAGTAACCGTCTTTTTATGGTTGAAGACATTTACATAGGTTCTTTTTATTTGATAGATGAGCAAGCACATCCATGTTTGTTTACGTTAAATATAGAAAATCCAGAAGATATGCCGATAGATGAATACTACTCTTCTAAAGAGGAAGATTTACTGAACTAAATAAAATATAGAAATCCAATGATTGACATAATAAAATGCCTCTCAATAAGTTAGATAATTTTATAAAGAATACTGATGGCCGCATTCTTTATGTTTCTCCCAGTGATCTTGATTCTACGGATAGTATCGATAATCAGGGCAATTCACTTGCAAGACCCTTTAAAACTGTACAGAGAGCACTTTTAGAGGCAGCAAGATTTTCATATGTAAAAGGTGATGATAATGACATCACAGAGAAAACGACTATTCTCCTTTTACCAGGTGAACACTTAGTTGATAATAGGCCAGGTTTTAGATTATATAATGATAATGGCACAGCTAAAGTTATTGCACCAGATTCTAGTGTAGGTTCTGCAAACCCAACTGCTTCTAGTGCTTTAAATTTATCATTAGAATCAAACTTTGACTTAACACAAAGTGATAATGATCTTTATAAGTTCAATAGTATTTACGGTGGTATAATTGTACCTCGGGGTTCTTCTATAGTTGGTCTTGACCTTAGAAAAACTAAAATTAGACCAAAGTACGTACCAAATCCAACTGATCCGGCAGCAAATTATTCTTGCATCTTTAAAGTAACTGGTGCATGTTATCTTTGGCAATTCAGTATATATGATGCAAGAGAATCAGAACTTGCATATACAAGTTCTACAGACTGGACTGATACTGCAAAACCAACATTCTCTCATCATAAACTAACTTGCTTTGAATATATTGACGGTGTTAATAAGTATGGCAATACAGGTCTAACAGATCTAGACATGTATTATGCTAAACTTTCTAATGCATATGGAACTAGTGCTGGCACCAGAGAAATTGACCAAAAGTATCCAGCAGATGCAGGTGGTTTCGCAAAACAACGTCCAGAGTGGGAAATTGTTGGTGCATTTGACACTGACGTAATTGATATTGCTGCTATTAACATCAGTTCTTCTGGTAGTAATTTAGTTACAGTTACCACCAATATACCTCATGAATTTAATGAGGGAACACCCATTAAGATTAGGAACGTAGTCCCTACTGATTATAACATCTCAACTAAAGTACAAACAGTTTTAAGTGACAATAAGTTTACATATTTAATCCCAAATGCTAGAAGAGACCTTGATCTACAAGGTAGTATCTCTTCCGCAACAGTTGTTATTGAAACCGATACTGTTTCTGGTGCATCCCCATACATCTTTAATATCTCACTCCGTTCTGTCTGGGGTATGAATGGTATGCATGCTAATGGCAGCAAAGCATCTGGTTTTAAATCGATGGTTGTCGCTCAGTTCACGGGGGTATCACTGCAGAAAGATGATAGATCCTTTGTTAAGTATTTCCAAGATTCTAGACAATATATTGGTATTGATGATTCTAAAGTAACTGGTGCAGATCTATCATCCAATTCATCTTCAACAGATCCAAACACAGCATATCACCTAGATGCTGGTGTTGTGTATAGAAGGGGTTGGGAGACTTCTCATATTAAAGCATCAAACGACTCATTTATTCAAGTAGTTTCAGTTTTTGCTATTGGTTTTTGTAAGCACTTTGATGGTTCTTCAGGTGCTGACTACTCCATTACCAACTCAAACTCAAACTTTGGTCAAATCTCTCTGAATGGTGAAGGTTTTAAATCAGATGCATTTGATAAGGATAATAACTTATTCTTGACAAATATTATTCCACCAAAGGCAATTACAACTCAAGAGAATACTGTTGACTGGATCTCTATTGATGTTGGTCTAACTACAAGTCCCACTATCAATCCAAATCAAAATAGGTTATATCTATTTGGTTTTAATAGTGAAGATATCATACCACCCGTTTTAACACAAGGTTATAGAATTGGTGGTAAGAAATCTGATAGATTGTTTGCAACTATCAATGGTAATGAATATTACTCTGATATTATTCTTCCAGATGGTATCAACACAAATGAGAAGGTATATAATGTTAGTACATCTGTTGATAATAAACTGACCTTAGAATCAGATCATACTCTGAATAATTCTGAGAAAATTATTATTGAAAGTTTGGATGGTGATCTACCAGAAAATGTAAAAGAACACTCTGTTTACTTTGTAATTACTTCTTCTAATAATAATATTAGAACTGATGGTATCATTCTACTGGATAGAGAAATTCAACTTGCAACATCAGAATCTGATGCAAGTCTTGGTATTCCAGTAACAATCTATGGTGGTAGAAAACTTAAAGTTTCTAGTAGAATTCATGATAAAGTTGCTGGTGACTTGGGACATTCGGTCCAGTGGGATGCAACAAATACAAACTGGTATATTAACGTAAAACCATCAAATCCAGATCTATCATTCTATCAAAATACTTTATTCAATTATATTGATAGTGTTGGTGTTGGTGGTTATCAACAAAGAACAGATCCATCTTATATTAAGAGAATTGCAGATACTAGAAGTTTGGATCAAAAACTCTATAAGTTAAGAGTTGTTATTCCTAAAGAAATTAGCGCAGCAAAAGCACCAGAACCTGGTTTTATTATTCAAGAGAGTAGTGATACTGGTGTAAGAAATGATACTGATTTCATTCTGCCGACAACTAGAAATCTAAATTCTGCAGATTATAAGTACAATAAAAATAATAGATATCTATCAAATGCTGTAAGATCTGATGCTGTAAACGGTGTTTACACTATCACAGTAACTACAGAAAAACCACATAATCTTCAAGTTGGAAATGATATTAAAATTTATGGTATTAAAGATTCAATTCTGAATACTTTTGGTGAGTATGGTACTGGTTATAATGGGAAATTTCCAGTTAAGAGTATCATAAGTGACATGGAATTTACTTATGATATCACTGCCGGTGTCTCTACAAATCCATCTTGGCCAACCGTAAAAGATACTTCTTGGCCAAGATTTGAAAGGAATGATGTTAGAGACAACTTAGTTGTTTATCGTTCACTTACAATTTCTGATTATGTCGATGGTCAAAGAGATGGCATTTATCATCTCTTTGCTCTAAATGCAAGTGTACCTGTTGAGGAAGAATTTACTGATAATGAGTATTCTCAGAATATTGCAGACTTATACCCTCAGCAAGATAGAGATAATATTAATGACAACCCAATTGCTTCCAAGTCTTATGCACTTAGAGCACCTTTAGGTAAAGTTATTACAAATAATCTAAAGAACTCTCTTACTAGAGAAACTGTTGATAAGTTTAGTAAGAGTTTTGGTGTTGGTTTATCAATTGAAACTGTAGAAGAAGAATCGACATCTGGTATTACAACTCTAACTTTTGATAGAAATCATAGTTATGGTGGTATTGTCTCACTAGATCTGGCAAGTGGTGGTGTTGGTTATAATACTGGTACTTACTATAACGTCAAGATTCTAGAAGATGGTACAATCACTAATACTTGGAGAGGTGCCACTGCTACAGTTACTGTCAACTCAAGTTCAAATGTATCTGCTTTAACGATTACAAACCCTGGTTCTGGTTATACTGCTGGTAATTTCCAATTAGATGAAAGTATCATTGGTAATAATGGTGTAGAAACAAATGTAAGTTTAACTCTTACTGCAGATGGAATATCGGAAGCAGATAATAAAGTTGTTCAAATCACCGGTATTGGTACTGCACAAGATGGGCATTATCGCATTATTGACGTACCTTCAGCAAATCAAATTGCTATTGCAAAAACATCAGGTGACCCACAAATCTATGAAGGACAGTATAGTTTACTAACAGGACCTGCTATTGCAGTCACTTCCACATCTTTTGATAATACCTCAGAATTAGTGACAGTTAATTGTACTGATGCTCATGGTTTAGTTGCAGGTAATAAATTTAAAATTGTTGATAATGAAAATATAAATCTCGGAGACTTTATTGTCAAGTCTAGAGTTGGTATTAATACATTTACATATCAGGCAACATCAGAACCAATCAATTCTGCATATATTCTAAAGCATGGATTCTCTTCAAATGAGGGCACTTCCGATCAATTTGGGGAAAACTTAAGTCAAAGAGGCAGTTTCATATTTGATAAAGAAATTGCACAGGTTAATACATTCACCGATGAAACTAGAATTAGAATTACAACATCTGGTATTGGAACTGTAACTAGATTCAACTATGGTTCTTACATTCAGATTGATGATGAAATCATGAGAATTGCAAGTAACACTCTTGGTGGTACTTTTAATGATGAGATCACGGTTGTTCGTGGAGCACTTGCTACTAGAAAGACTACTCATGTAGACGGTTCTTTGATAAGAAAGATTAGACCAATTGCACTTGAAATTCGTAGACCAACTACGATGAGAGCATCTGGTCATACATTTGAATATCTTGGTTATGGACCTGGTAACTATTCAACAGGTCTACCACAGGTTCAGATTAAATCTCTTGATGAAACTGAAGAACAACTTGCACAAGCACAGAAGAAAAAGGGTGCAATTGTTGTTTATACTGGTATGAATAATAGAGGTGACTCTTTCCAAGGTAACTCTAAGACAACAGCATCTAGTGGTGAAATTTCTACATTTGATATTCCAGTTTCAACTATTACTGGTGAAAGTGCATCAAGATTGAGTGCAGTATTTGACGAGATTATTGTTAAGGAAAGAATCGTTGTTGAAGGTGGTGCATCTCAACAGGTTCTTTCACAATTTGATGGACCAATGAATGTTAACCAGGAGAGTAACTTTACTGCCCCAGTTAATATCAGAGATCTCTTTAATGTGAGAGATACAACCCAATCTACTAATACAACTTCTGGTTCGGTAATTATCGGTGGTGGTGCTGGTATTGCCAAGAACTTGAATGTTGGTGGTGATTTGGATATTGATGGTATTACCAACTTAGATGATGTTAATATTTCTGGAACTGTTAATGTTACTGGGGTTGTATCTGGTCTTGGCGGTAACTTTGGCAATATTCAGGTTGCTGTTACTAATGGAAATCAAATTGATACTAGTACTGACAATTTAATTCTCGACTCTGATGGTGGTACAGTTAACATTGCAGATAATGCTGATATAGATGGAAACCTCAATGTTGACGGTAACACGACATTAAATGCTAATACTACAATTGGTAATGCAATTACTGATTTATTAATAGTAAATGCAGCATCAGAATTTGATGGTACAGTAAATATTGATAATACATTCAATATTAGAAACGGTACTGATAATAAATTTACTGTTGCTAACGCAACTGGTAATACAGTCATTCAAGGAACATTGCTTGTTGAAGGTAAAATTACTGGTAATGGTGGTATTAACTTCGGTAACATCCAAATTGGAGTAACTGACACACAAACTCTTGATACTTCAGCAGGTGACTTAAATCTAAATGCAACTAGTAATACTATTCGTCTCCAAGCAGATTCTATTCTTCTTGGTCAGGCATCATCTGATGTTACTAGCGTAACTGGTGAACTTCGTGTTAGTCAAGACATTGTTGCATTCTACTCTTCTGACCAAAGATTGAAAGATAATATCAAACCAATTTATAGAGCTCTTGATAAAGTAAATACTCTTACCGGTAATACATTTACGTGGAACGAGCATTCAAATAAAACGGGTGAAGAAGATACTGGTGTTATTGCACAAGAGATTGAGGGACTTGGATTACCTGGTCTTGTTACAAAAAGAGAAGATGGGTTCATGGCAGTTCGTTATGAAAAACTTACTCCACTTCTCATTGAATCAATTAGAGAGTTATCAGATCGAATTGTTATGTTAGAGGACCGATTGGGCATGTTAGAGGGACAAGTAGACAAGTAGATAAATAACTAGAAACCATAGAAGATGGGAAATGGCAAATTATAGAAAGTCTTTTAACTTTAGAAGTGGAGTTCAGGTAGATAACGATAGATTTCTAGTTGATGGTAGGGGTAATGTTGGCGTCGGAACCTCGGCACCCAATAGACCCCTCGATGTTTATGGAAGAGCTAGAATTAATGAGCAACTTGAATCGGAAGACTTAAAAGTATCTGGAGTATCCACATTCCAGGGAATGGTTAGTATAGGTGCTAGTATTTTTTCTAACCCAGATACTGGTATTATTAGCGCCACTTCATATCGTGGAGATGGTACACTTCTTGGTGGTGTTATTGCAATCGCAACTAATGGTTGGGTTGTAAATGCAGGAACACTTTCTACAGATTTTAACGCTTATGTTGGACCATTTCTACCAGGAGAAGGTTTAGATCATTTACCAGTTGCAGAAGGAAGTTTTCAAGTTGGTAAAGGAACTAGTACGTTCACAGTACAACCAACAGGTTTAATTGGTTTGGGTACAACATTACCTACAGAAAGATTGGATGTACGTGGAAATATAGTTGTATCTGGAATTTCGACTATACAGGGTGATTCTCATATTATTGGCGATCTTTCTGTAGATACTAATCTTACAGTAACTGGTGTATCTACATTCACAGACTTAAATGTAGATACAATCCTAGATGTAGACGGTCATACAGAACTAGATAATGTAAACGTATCTGGTGTATCCACATTCAATAATGATGTAGTCATAAATGGTGGTTTTGATCTAGATATGGCGGGTGGTGGTGATTTAGATCTCACTGAAGGTGGTGTCCTTAAGATGGGATCTGATGGTGCAACTAATCTTGAAATTTATAATAATGGGCAAGTCAGTGTTATTAGTGATAATGATACTACTGGAATTTATGGTCTACTACTTAAGAGTCCGACTGAGATAAAACTTGAAAAAAGTGGAACTGGAAACGAAACATTGGCAGTATTTACTCCTGATGGTTCGGTAGATCTTTATTATAACGACTCTAAGAAATTTGAAACCACTGGTGTTGGTGTTACTGTCTTTGGAACTACACAAACTCAACAATTAAGTGTTTCTGGTATAGCAACATTTAATAATTTTTTGAGACTTCCATCAGGAACTTTTAGTAATAATCAGATTCAATTGGGAAATGCTCAAGAGTTTACCCTACAATATAATTCTGGAAGTACACGGGGGATTCTTAGTGTTATCAATAATCCTCTCGTTATTAGCGGATCTGTATTAACTCTTTCGAGTAGTACAACGAAAATAGATATTAATGATTCTGTAGAACTTTATTATGGTAGTACCCTAGCCAGTGCCAAAAGACTTGAAACCACAACTACTGGTGTAGATATAACAGGTATACTTGGTACTAATGAATTATCAGTATCTGGTGTTTCTACAGTTGGTTCAATCAAAGCAAATAAGATTGGCATTGGTACTGATATTTTCTCTTCTGATCTTCTAATTAAAAAAGAAACCACTGTTGTTGGTGACTTTGTTTCTACACAGGGATCTATAACATTAAGTCTGGGTTCTGATGAAGTTGGTGGAGATAATAGTTCATCAATACAATATGTTCCAAATTCAGAAACATTAGATATTTCAAACAGAGGTTCTGGTGATATTACATTTAGAACTCATGTTGGTGCTGGTGCATTAGTTGGTCTTGAAACTGGTGGTTTCTTATTCAGAACTGGTTCTACTGATACTATCTTAGCACATTTAAGAACTGATGGTAGATTTGCAATAAATCAAGAGTGCTCCGAGGATCAAGAACTAGATTTTAATCTCGTATCTAATGGTAGTGCCATTATTAAGGGAAATCTGCAAGTATTAAATAATTTTGACCTTTCTGCTGGTATTGCAACTATTCAGGATCTCGAATTAGTTAACCCAGCAGTATTCTCAGATAGTCAAAACTTCCATACTACTTCTGGTATTACCACTTTCGCATACCTCAAATCATCAGATATCTTCTGCTCATCTGGTATTAGCAGTTTTATTGGATTTACTACTTACTTTGGAAGTGTTTGTTTTGGCACTACAAATGAGGAACTTTATGGTGCATCTACTGATACAAAAGTAAAGGTATATACTGATACTCAATTGATGGGTGTTCAACTTGGTCTTTCATCATGTCCAATTTACTATGATTATTTTGGATCTTACTATGGAGGTACTGATACTGATTATGTAGAATCACTTGTAGACCCAAGAAATCCGGAGCT